CAGCATTCCTATCAACTTTAGAAGCATCTGGCAATCAAAATCAGGCAGATGCGTTCCAAGTAATGCTTAATAGAGCCGCTGACGCACAAGCAGGCGGTTCGATGAAAGCATATGGTACTACTTTAGGAGATCAAATTACTGCTAGAGAGCAGTTCTCACCATTCTCTGCTGCAATTTATGGTGTTAGTGCTGATAGTGCAGCAGCATCAAAATATGGTCCTATTTCACGAGCATTAGGTGGCAGTCCAGCAGCAAGAAAGCAAAAATTACTTGAGATTGCTTCTCAACCAGATGGAATGAACAAGCTACAGCAACTATTTGGTGGTGGTTCTGCATCTGATGCCGCAAAAGTATTACAAGATTTTAAATCTGGCGGCCCATTATCTCAAAGATCCGCTAAAGATATTGGATCTATGGTATCCTTCAGAGGATATAGTAAGGGTTTACCATCGAATCGTTATCATAGAGGACAAGGTGGAAACTTCTTCTTCGGTCAAGGATCAAAAGGTATAGTTGGGTCACTATCTCAAGTTTCTCCTGGTGGGTTACAAGGCGGTGGGTTAGCAGATATGTCTGGAAAGAAGAAGAATATCTATCTCCACTGGAGTGCTGATAGTAATATGAAAGGTTATCCAAATAGATATCATTCAACTTTCCTTGCTGATGGTACTAAACGTCAGAAGTATTCATACTCTCAAAGAACTCCTGGGGGTCATACTTCAGATAGAAATCAAGGTATCGGATTGGCAGTTGCTGGCCTGGGGCACGAGGGATGGGGAACGATGAAAAAGGCTGCCATGAATGCTATGGTTGGAGAAGCAGCTAGACTCGCTAAGACAATGGGATTCTCAAAGAGTGAAGTTGATAAGCGCATATGGACACATGCAGAGGCAGGTGCAATGCGTGATGGTGGTCGAAACACACCAACTTGGTTAAATAAAAGAACACCGCCGCCACAAGCAGATAACTATGGACCTTGGATATGGGGTGGTGATGCTGCTAGAGTTGATTGGTTTGATGTTGATAGAAATTCTTGGGGGCAGGGAAAAGGTGGTTATGTTCTCCGTAACATGATTAAGAATAGGATGTATTATGGTGGTAAAGTGTCTGGTAAGAGAGGGCAAGATATGATTCCCGTGATGCTTACTCATGGTGAATTCATTCTGGATGTGGATTCAACTAAGGCACTTGAAGATAACTTTCCAGGTTTCTTGGATGCTTTGAATCATGCAAAGTATGACCAAGCAATTGGTGTGCTTAGAACTTATGCATCATATGAATCGGGTGCTCAACAAACTGCACAGATACCAATGACCATCATCAATAATATCGTTCAGTCACAAAAACAGAATTCTGGTGGTGTTGTGGTGATGTCTTCTGGTGGTTCGGTTGATGATTATGGGGAAGCATTGGCAGCAGGACAATAAATACTGTATAACCAAAAAGTATTATGGCAGAGAATTTAAGTTCAGATAAAGCAAGAGCCAGTAGTATTGATAAGTTCTTACTCATCTCTAATAAAGATGGTGATATTAACCTCAATACGGCTATTTCTGAATTAAAATACTTTGAGAGTATTAGAGAAGCAACTGTCAGAATGTCGATCATTTATAATGATAGTGGTGGTTCAGTAAAAGGTAAATCAGTTCTTGAGGGTCTTCCTTTAGTTGGGACAGAGAAAGCACAAATCAAACTAAAAGACCACAATGATAATAAACTTAATCTTAATTTGTATGTGACTAGTGTTGATCCAATTCTTGAAGATGCAAAAAAGACTGTGGTTTCTTTACAGTTAGCATCAAAAGAATATATTCGCAATCAATTAGTAAGAGTGAATAAAAGATTTGATGGCAAACTATCAGACCACATAACTGAAATTCTTACTAACCAATCTTTTATTGGCACAGATAAAACTCTTGATATTGAAGAAACGCAAAACAACTATAACTTTTTTGGCAATAACAAAAAAGCATTCTATACATGCACTTGGTTAGCTAAAAAAGGAGTTCCCAATACATCATCTCCAGGAAAAACTGCTGGGTATTTCTTTTACGAAACTAGCAAGGGATTTAATTTCAAATCTATTGATAAACTTATTGAACAAAAAGCAAAGAGAAAACTCATTTTTAATGAAACTCCAGATGACAAAGGAGCAAATATACCGCAAGGATATGATGGAAAGATTTTAGAACTACAGAGTGATAATACTATTAATGTGCAAAGCAAACTTGAAAGTGGAACTTATTCGACAAGAGTAGTTTTATTTGACCCATTTAATTGTCAGTATCAAGTGATTGAAAAAAATATAAACCAAACTGAGTCTGACTTAAAGTTAGCAGGAAAAGAATTACCAAAACTTAATGAAGAATATAATGAAGCAGTCGGTAGGTTTACAAGAACAACATATATGTTGAAAGATAAAGGTTCTCTTCCATCTGGATCGACTGAAAATCAAATTAACAAATCTAAGGAACCAAATTTTGATCCAGAAAATATTTTGAATCAATCAATAATGAGATACAATCAGTTGTTTACTATCCAAAAAACTGTTACAATACCTGGAGACTTCAGTCTTAACGCAGGAGACACAATTTTTATAGACATACCAGAAGCAGGTAGGGATAAAAAGAATCAAAAACCTAACCACGAAACTGGTGGTCTATATATTATATCGGATTTATGTCACTACATTACACCTGATCGTTGTCTTACTAAACTAAATCTCATCAGAGATTCTTACGGAAGGAAGGTAAACTAAAATGTCAGATAGAAGCATTCAACAACATATTAATGATGACAAAGATATTCTGGAGAACGGAACATTATCTCCACAGATGCGTCGTCATGTATCAGATGAACTCGATCACTTAGAGCAGTATCAAGCAAATCATCCAGATGAAGATCATGACCCAACACCACTTGAAATGTACTGTGATGAAAATCCAGATGCAGACGAGTGTAGAATTTACGAAGACTGATAACTAATGGAAGGAGGATCGCTTTTCACATCAGGGTTTGCTGGAGCCCATTTTAACTGGTGGGTCGGTCAGATTGCTGACGACTCCTGGTGGAGAGATAACAGTGCAAGTGGAAAGCATGAATCTGCAAGCCAAATACCAGGTCAGTCAAGAAGACATAAAGTCAGAATTATAGGATATCATGATCAGCAAGAGGAAACTATTCCTTCTGATCAACTTCCTTGGGCGCAGGTCATGTATCCTGTCACGGCAGGTGGTGGTCAGCAGGCTTCATATCAAACTCCAAACCTAAGACAAGGTAACTTTGTATTTGGTTTCTTTCTTGATGGAGTTGATCAACAAGTCCCTATCATTATGGGAGTCTTGGGCAATAACGCCCAAACTAAACTAAAGACTATCATTGGAACAACTGATTCCAACTTTGGCCCTACTAGTGGAAATGCGGAGTCATCTAAAGGAGAAACTGATCCCAATAAAACAGTTCCCGATTCTGACCTGGTAATCACCAAACCAAAAACTCTGGATCAACAAGATGATACTGATCCACCTCCACCAGGAGTTAAACTTAATAAGTTTGGATTACGACCAGATAAATCTCTTACCAGAGAACAACTGAGAGATGCTCAAGCAGCAAGAGCAGAAGCAGACGCAAGAGGCCTGACTGGTCAGGAAAGAGAAGACTTCGTAATGAAGGCAGTTGCTGATGGCATTGCCGCAAGAAAAGAAGCAGCAGAAAGTCCTACTTCACCATCACAACCAGGAGCAACAAAAGAGAATGCTGATGCTGTTCATCAGCAATCAGTTGCTGATGTTAAAAAGAATGAAAGACAAACTAGAAAGATTCCTCTTGCCGATCCATATAATAGTGTTACATCATCGATGAAAAACATCCAGATTATTCTGGACAATCTTACTAAAGATATTAATAAAGTTTTAGAGACTGCTAGAACATATGTCGATGCCGCAACGAATGTGTTAAATGATATTGATCAATTAATTAGCGGTGCTGCATGTATTATTACAAAATACATGAAACCAATATTAGATCAAGTATTGCAGTTTATTCTGAAAGAAGTTCACAAGGCAATTGCTCCTACTGTAAATATAATGTTCCCAAATATGAGACACATGGTGTCAGATCTTAAGGAGCAAATTACTAAACTGTTAGTTTGTTTGTGGGAAAAAATTATTGCTAAACTGTGCGATCTTTTAAATGGACTCTTGAGAAACGGCCTTAAAGGGTTGTTAGATGCTCTTGATAGCAGCACAGTAACACCGAATGATCAAGTTCCCAAAGTTCCACAGTGCTATGTTGAGTCATTAACTGGAGATGTTCTTGCAGC